CGCCGATCCCGGTCCTGTGGCCGTGACATCACTTGTCAGCGCGGTGATCCCGCTCGCGCTGCTGGAGGACGCGATTTGATGCCACGCCGTCGTGTAGGCGTAGACGTTGTCGGTATCTGTCGCGTACCAGATGTACGCTTGATGCGGCGCCGCCGCGATGGTCGCCGGACTGGGCGTGAACGCGAGCCGTTCGGCGTTGGTGCCGTAGCCGATAAACTTATTGAGGCTGGTGTCTGACATAGGCTTAGGGCGTATAGGCCACGTAGATAAAGTTCCCGCCGCCGTCATTCATCGGCGTCGGCGGTGTCGCGCCGTCACTCGCCACGACGTAATCCACGCTGGCCGGCGCGAGGGCGACATTCGCGGCGAACTGCAGCAGCCCTTTCGCATCGACGGTGAACTGCCCGACGTGCGTGCTGTCGCCATACGTCCCCGGCGTCACCGACGAATCATTCAGGCCGATGACCGGCGTGTCCCCGCCCGTCGAACTGAGCGGCGACGACGCGCCCACGGACGAGACGAAGGTGCCGCCCCCGAACTCCGCGAGACGGTTAAAGAGGTTGTACCAAAAGAGCGTGAACTTGCCGTCCTTGTCCAGCGCTGGCTCCTGCGCGGAGATATTGAACCGCTTGATCGCCATTAGCTGGACCCCTGGCGCACGTTCGCGAAACAGTCCACGAGATCCCAGATCACGGGGTCCGACACGACGAACCGGAACACCCAATCACGGGACTGTCCGAGTTGCATCCAGCGCAGGCGCTTGGTGAACTCCCCGACCTTGCCCGCCGACATCCACCGCTCCGCGCTCCACGTCTCGCCGCCGTCTTTCGAGTACTGCAGCATCATCTGCGGGTCTGGCGCCTCCGCGTTGCCCACCCCGGCCTGCAGATACACCTCGAGCTGATCGACAAACAGCAGCAGATTGGTCTCGTTCAGGTGCGCGAACTGCCGCAGACGCCGAATCACGCGCCGGTCGGGCGGCGGCGGCGGCGGCGGTCCCGAGGGTTCCAGCCCCACCGCGAACCACTCCACATTCGGCTGCGTGCCGTCCGTATCCGTGAACGTCACCTCGATAAACCCGTTCGTCCCGGTGATCGGGGTCATCGTCATCACGTTGCGGCGCACGGTCGCACTCGCCGCCGGCGTCGCCGAGCAGATCAAGAGGTCATTGCCGGTGTAATTGGCTCCGACGAGCGGGGGATCAGGATATGGGTCGCCGCCGCGTGACGTTTCCCCGGTCCACAGCCCGCCCATGTGGGTGCGATCCGTGAAGCCGACCGATTGGGTCGCAATCGCGGTTTCCACATCGGGGCTGTCTGGCGCACCGACAGACGCAAACACCACAAACGCCGGATCGACCCCCAGATCAATCGATAACGACCCATCTTCTGCGGGCGTATCAAAGGTGCCGGACTTGGCGACCACCAGCGGGCCACAGAACTGCAAGCGGTTCTGCCCCGGTTCCCCAGACGTGCCGCCGTAGCCCGCGCCCGTCCATGACAGATCACCCCAGGCACTGACGATGGGCGTCCCTGACGTCTGATCAGGGCCAACAATCGTGACGGTGACGCGGTCATGCTGCTGTGCTCTGGAGAGCGGCGGGTCCGAGTCATGCGACACACTGGACCCATAATGCCCGTCACGAGACGCCCACCCGATCCCCTTGGTGATCGAACCAGCGCCGGTCGACGCGAACTTCGATGTGCCCAGCCCTTGGCCGATACAGCACAACACGCCTGCCGGTCGTGACGGTGTCGTATGCACACTGTTCCACGGGCCGGGGTCAGGCACGATGTCCCAATCGTCGCCGCCAAGGGCCAGCATGATTCGCGCGCTGTTGAACCCCCCGTAGTCGTCACGCTTGTCCCACGTCAAGGTGATGGACCCCACCGCAATCGCACTGATGTAGGCGAAGGACAGGATGCTGCCGCCGAAAAACGGATTCGGCCCGTTGGTGACGAGGCAATAGATGCCACAGCCACAGCCGCTGCAGCGTTTCGCGAAACCAAACGCGTAGCAGGAACCGACGCCATTCGCGGCACCGGAGGTCATCCCGATCGCCATGCCGTTATTCCACAGCCCTCCCAGGTCTGTGATGTGACTCATGGTGTTGAGCGGGGCCGTGGCGTTGTAGAAGAGGAACGTGTGCGGGGCGAACAGCACGCCAGTGCGGGCATCCCGAATGTCCGAAATGACCTGATCGAAGGGGACCGCGGCGGGCGAGGCCTCCTCAAAGACCTTGAGGCAGGAGTACTGCGCCACTAGGCGTTCCCCTCGCGGACGTTCGCCCAGAGCGTGGCTAAATTCCAGATCACGGCATCAGTCGCGGTCACGCGAAACGTCCAGTTGCGCGCCTGCCCGAGCTGCATCCACCGGAGGCGGCGTCTGTATTCCCCCACTTTGCCGGCGCTCGTCCACCGTTCGGCACTCCAGGTGCGGCCTCCGTCTTTGCTGACCTGCAGCATCAACTGGGGATCAGGCGCCGTCGCGTTGCCCTTGCCTGACTGGATATACAACTCGAGTTGATCGATGAACAGCAGCAGATGCGTCTGATTGAGATGCGCGAACTGGCGCTGACGGCGAATCACACGAATCCCCGGCTCCGGCGGCCCCGGCGTCGCGTGGCCCGTCTGCATCGCGCCAAACCAGAACAGCAGGTTCCCGGTCACTCGTAATACGCCGTCATCTCCACGGTGCCGGTCGCGGACAGATTCGCGACGATCGCCTCCGCGGTAATCGGGAGATAGTTGGTCGAGAAGTCCCACGTCGTCTGCCCGCCGGCGGCGGTGAGATACCGCTTGCCGAAGACCGCGCCACTGTTCAGGGTGGACACCTTCAGGCCGACCACGACCGCTGTGGACGCGTGCGAGTTCGACGCCTCCACGCGCAGCAGCTTCCGCGTGCCGCTGGCGACGAGTGTCGTATCGCCCGACGCCGTGACTTGCAGCGCGGTCACACTGAGCGCCACCTTCTCGGCGGGCGCCACCAGCGTGAACGTGCGCGCTCCTTCGGCCCCGGAGGACTTCGCGACAAGGCCGATGCCCGCATAGACGGTGTCGCCGCTGAACGACCCCTGCGCGGCGGCGACAGCGGTCGCATCCGGCAACGTGGCTGGCGTGAGCGATTGCGTGACGACGTTATCGGCCACAGTGCCCTCTCATGCGGAGACCTCGTCGTCCAGATATGCGCTCGACCACTCGTAGGTCCAGCCATTGACCCGTGAGCCGAGGATGTGCTTCCCGAACGCAAAGGCGTGATACTTCCCGACGTGGTGCGTCCAGACGCACGCGGTGCTGTCCCAGAGGCTGCGCTCGTGCCACTGCTGTTCCGCCACGTCCCAGACGAGCGTCGTATCCACGCCCTCGATGTTCCACGACACCCACAGATGGCCGTCGATCTGCGCGGCGAAGGCGACGGCACTCGCGAGGTCGGTCGCCGCCTGGATCTTCAGGTCGATCCCGTAGGTCGTCGTCCGCACCGCGCTGTAGCCTTCCTGCCGGGACGCGATGCCGGTGCCGCGCTCGTCCTTCACCAGGAAGACGACGCTGTTATCGGCGCGCACCGCGCCAAACGGCGCCGAGGAGCCGAGTTCCATCAGCACGCCCTGAATGGGCTGAAAGGGCGTCAGCGCATCGCCGGTATCCGACCACGATTCCGAGGTCTGCGAGCCGAGCAGCAGCAAGTCCCGGTGCGTGCGGATCATCGTCACGATGTTGTCGGAGGCGATCGACCGCTCGAACACGTCGAGCGCGTCCCAACTCGTGCCGTCCTCGAGCGCCGAGAACGCCACACGCCGCGTGTCGCGAATCAGGACGAGAAAATAGCCGTCCATGAACGCGCACATCGAGACATCCGCCGGAAAGTCGGGGTCCGTGATCTGCGTCACGACGTTGGTGAGCAGATCGAAGATGTAGCCGAAGCCCGCCGACGTAAAGAGCAGTTGATGGCCGGCCGAGCCATTGCTGGCGAAGCTGACCGGCGTATGGTCGGCATCATCGGCCACCAGCGCGGTGTTGATGACGGTGCCGTCCGACAGCAGCTCCCCGAAGTAGATGCCCGCGACGCCGAAACAGCGGCCGTCGAGTTCAAATAAGCCGCGCATCGGGGTACCGGGAAAGAGGCCGAAGGCGCGCACGCCGGGGGTGGGGCGGAGCCACTTCTGCACGACGGGACTCCCCGGCGTGGCGGTTTCGGGATACCAGTTGATCGTGCGGTCCGCGTTGACCGTGACCGAGGCGAGGAGATTACTCGGTCCTGCGAGGCCGGGAATCGCGATCCGGGGCATCTCCCCTCACGCTCCCTGGTCGCTTAAAATATTGTATGAACCGCCAGGGACGGACGGCTGCAAGGCCGCATCGAGACTGAGGTCACTCGGCTTGTAGTTGCTGCGTTTCAGTTGCGCGAGGCTGGTCGTCGCCATGCGGTCCACCAGCGGGTCCAGCGGCACGCCGAAGGCCGGTGTGGAGAGTTCCAGCGCCATGTTCCACTCGAGCGCGCGGGCATACCCCGGCGGGAGCACCACATAGGTGGACAACGCACTAAACTGCGGCGTGAGATACGGCGTGTAGAGCGCCAGTCCGTTGACCCCCGTCGTCGGATTCGGCCACAGCCACACTTCGCCCAGCGGGTCGGTCGGCTGGTAGTAGTACTGCGTGGGCTGCGTGCTGGTCTGCCCCTTCACGCTAATCAACTGGTATTGCGCG